GCTTCTATTGCTGATATTTTGGCAAAGGGTTCTGGTCTTGGTTCTTCATCAGCTTTTACAGTTGGGCTTACTAATGTTCTTGCTAATCCAGAACGTCATGCTTCTATGGTTTCAAGAGAGTATCTTGCACAGACAGCTTATATGGTCGAAAGAGAGCTTTGTAAGTATCCAGTTGGTAAGCAAGATCAGTATGCCGCTGCTTATGGTGGTATGAATCTATTTGAATTTAATAAAGATGATTCTGTTGATATTAAACCTGTTACTTACAATAGAGAAGTTTGGGGCGAACTTGAAAAGAGACTTCTTTTAGTTTATAGTGGCAAGGGTAGAAATGCTAACTCTATTCTACAGAAACAAGCAGCTGCTATGAGCGATGAAACTAAGTTTGACCTTGTTAGAAGATCAAGAGACAAGGCTTACGTAGCTACAAGATACTTAAAAGAAAATAAACTAGACGATTTCGGAACACTACTACATGATGCATGGCTCGATAAAAAGAGCGTCGAATCTTCTATTACTAACGAATACTTCGATAATGTTTACTCAAGAGCTCTTGAAGCTGGTTCGCTCGGAGGTAAGCTCCTCGGTGCTGGCGGTGGAGGCTTCTTTATCTTTTACACTCCTGTAGATAAAAAAGAAAACGTAATAAAAACTATTACGGATGGTACTGAATGTAAGGTTTACGATTTCTGTTTTACCGAACATGGTTCTAGAGTGGCAACATACTGTTAAAACTAAATAATAGTGTTGACTTTAAGACACAATTAAGGTAATATATATTATTAGAAACGGAAAGTAAATGGATAGCAGTAACGTAATTCCATTCCCAAAGAAAAACGTTCATATAAAAGAACAGCCTTTGGTAGAGGATATTACTCGTAATATTGAAATGATGCGCCAATATCATATTCAGGAAACAATCGCTACTCTGGCTCCTATGATCTTCAATCAACTTGAAGTCGCAGGGTTCGAAATTTCTGACGAAGAAGAAACTGATATTAAAGATGGTGCATTTATAATCGAGTCCCTAAGATCTTTAATGTGTAAGTACTATGACATCTACCATCCGTTTCAACAAATAGCAGAGAATGTATTTTCTCCAGACAAAGAAGAGATCGGTGCGCTACGTATAGCGGACTCATTAAATCTAGAACTGAAGAATAGCGAAACCAACTAACAGGTGATATGTGATTATTGTTGACCTCAATCAAGTTATGCTTTCCAATTTGCTTATGTCTCTTGGGAAACATACGAATGCTTCGATTGAAGAAAATATGGTTCGCCATATGATTCTAAATTCCCTCCGTTCATATCGAACAAAGTTTGCCGCTGATTATGGTGAGATGGTTATCGCTTGCGATAATACGAACATTTGGCGTAAGCAAGTTTTCCCCTACTATAAAGCTAACCGTAAAAAGAATCAAGAAGCATCTGAGATGGACTGGAAAGCTATCTTTGAATGCATGAATAAGATTCGTTCGGAGCTTAAAGAATATTTCCCCTACAAAGTTATTGATATCGAAACTGCCGAAGCAGACGATGTTATTGGTACGCTTATCGAAGAGTTTGGAAAAGAACTTGGGGGCGACCCTATTCTTATTTTGTCTGGGGATAAAGATTTTATCCAGCTTCACACTTATGCTAATGTGAAGCAGTACGATCCTACTCGTAAAAAGTGGATCACCCACGACAACCCAGAACGTTATCTGGAAGAACACATCCTTAAAGGAGACTCAGGCGATGGTATACCTAACATACTTTCTTCTGATAATTGCTTTGTTGTTGGGGAGCGCCAGAAGCCACTAACACAAAAGAAAATTGATGCATTGATTGAGCTTGGTCTTTCGGGCAAGTTTGATCATCCTCTTTCTCGTAATTATATGAGAAATCTTAAACTTATCGATCTGCGTAATACGCCAGATGATATACATAAAAAGGTAATGGAATCTTATAATGCTCAAGAAGGTAAAGACCGTTCTAAGCTTATGAATTATTTTATCGCAAATCGTCTTAAAAACCTAACAGAACACATCTCGGAGTTTTAAAAATGCAAATTGGTTTGGCTGAATTTTTGGAGAAGGTTGGAAAGCTTAAGCGCACTCAAGAAAAGATTGATGCACTTGCAGCTAATGATAGCCTTCCTCTTCGTATTATTATGCAAGCTTGTTATGATCCTGCCGTTGTTTGGATGCTTCCCCCAGGAGTTCCTCCTTACAAGCCAAACGATCTAACAGATCAGGAACACGTCCTTATTAAGGAAACTGAAAAGCTTCGTTATTATATTAAAGGTTTTTATGATGACCTTCCGCAGTTGAAGCGTGAAACTATGTTTGTTCAGCTCTTGGAAAACGTTGCCCCCAAGGATGCTGAACTTCTTTGTCTCATTAAAGACAAGAAACCAATTAAGGGCATCACTATCGAACACGTAACTAAGGGGCTTCCAGGTTTAATCAATGAGCAAGCAGTTAATTAAAAAGTTTCGTAAGAACGATTACTCTTATGATGATGAAGAGAATCAAGCTTACAATCCTAAAAACTTTGTTGATAAACGTAAAGAAAAGAGAGTCGATCGTGCCCTTCGCACCAAGGACATTTCGGCTCTTACTGAAGATGAAGAAGACGACTGGGATTATTATGAATATGGAGATCCCCGCTAATGCCGACATATAAGTTTTTAAATAATGATACTGGTGAGGAGTTCGAGGACTTTATGAGTATCTCGGCTCTAGATGAATACTTGAAAACTAATCCACATTTAACGCAACTCGTAAATGGTGCACCCCTTGTACATTCTGGTAGAGGCATGGGTAAACCCGACCAAGGTTTCCGTGATCTACTTAAACATATAAAGAAGGGTAACTCAAAGGGGATCAAAAGGAGCACCATTAATACATTTTAAAGGGTAATAATGGAAGCCAAGAGATTAACTAGAAAAGAAAAACGTATCCAGCGTCAAACTAATCAAAAGGCAAATAATAACGATAAACTTAATTTTCAACTGAAACATATTGAACCCTTAACTAACAATCAAAAGTTATCTTTTGAAGCGTATCAAAGTAATAAAAACTTAATGCTTCATGGGATAGCAGGAACGGGCAAAAGCTTTATCTCAATGTATCTTGCATTGAGAGATATCCTAGCCGAAAACAGTCACTATAAAAAAGTTGTTATTGTTAGAAGCGTTGTTCCTACTAGAGATATGGGTTTCCTTCCAGGTAACTCAAGAGAAAAAGCTAAAGTATACGAAGCTCCTTATTATGCTATCAGTACCGAACTATTCGGTAGAGGTGATGCTTATGAATACCTTAAATCGAAAAATGTTGTTGAGTTTATTAGCACGTCTTTTATTCGTGGTATTACTCTCAATGACTCTATTATCATTGTTGATGAAATAGCTAACATGACATTACACGAATTAGATTCAGTTATCACTCGTGTTGGTAAAAATTGTAAAGTTATTTTCTGCGGCGACTTCCGCCAGTCAGACTTTACAAAAGATCATGAAAAAAATGGTTTAGTTGACTTTATGAAAATCATTCAGCGTATGAAGTCTTTTGTGTTTATTGATTTTAATGAGCAAGATATTGTTAGAAGTTCTATGGTGAAAGACTATATTATTCAGAAGGACAGATTGAAGATTGTCGCGTAAACACTTTAAACATAAATTCGTTCCAACTGTGGAGCTGACCACTGAGAATATCAATGGTCAGCGTCACTACGTTTTACCTGATGGCGTAACAAAGCTAAAGTCTGTTACAACTATTATTGGAGAGCGTACTGATAAAACTGCTCTACTAGAGTGGAAAAAGAGAGTTGGCGAAGCAGAAGCCCAAAAGATAACAACTCAAGCTGCTCGTCGTGGAACTGCTATTCACTCTATCGCCGAACGATATGTTCTCAATGAAGAGAACTATTATGGTGAAAAAGAAATGCCAGCTAACATTGATTCGTTTAAACCAATTAAACAGATCCTAGATGATCACGTTGATAATGTTCTTGGTATCGAAATACCACTCTATTCAAAGAGCCTTGGTTGCGCAGGGCGTACTGACCTTATAGCTGAATATGATGGAACGTTATCTGTAATCGATTT